AAAAAGCACAAGCCACTGCTTACGACAAACAAGTACACCCTAAGGACGTGCTACTGACTCACCTGTCGGAGGGAGAATTTTCCACAGTAAAAGAACTTGGAAAAGAAGAAAAAGGTGCGAATATTTCGTACAAGGCAACTATTGTAGGTAACGGCAGTGGTTGTATGAAACCACCTCCGTCTTTTCCAGAAGACGCGTACCGTCCTAGCGCTGCAGGTATACCAGACGGCATATCCACCACACCTAAAAATCGCGGACAACACAGTGAAGTCGCGGCTCATCACCTAGCAGAAAGCCTTGGATTAACTGAACACGTACCTCCAACAACTTTGCGTCACGAAGTTGGGATGGGGGAGGGAATGAGCATACAGCACTGGCAGGAAGGTAAAAAGACAATCGAAAAACTGCGCGAAGACAACACAGAACTTAATGCTCGCATAGACGCGGTTTCGAAGGGTTACGGCGACGTTACCGCGATTATATCTTGTGTTCCTGAGGAACACAGAGATAAGGTGGAGACAAAGCTGCGTGAAATTGCTGTGCTTGACATCGTTCAAAACAATAATGATAGGCACTATGGTAACCTGGTCTTCTCAGAAGACTTGTCAGACGTGCGAGCCATAGACCACGGATTGTGTTTCGGCGCAGGAATGCAAGGGCACAAGAACACCTTAGCAAACGGATTTCAAAAGTACCATAAAGATGGACTGACCGTACCGGACCACTTGCTTACGCAGTTTAAGGCTCACAGCCTCGCAGATACTGAACGTCACCTGGAAAGCAAAGGAATATCAGACTGGCAGATAGCACAGACACACCTCAGAAAGAAATTCATAGCGCATCTTCAGGACACGCACGGACAAATTCCTATGCAGGCAACTAGGTCGGTTGTCTACGGCGCCGCTCTTTCCGATTCTGCTTCTCCAACATCGGATGCCAGGCATGGTGCTTTTGGTTGGTCAAAGGAAAATAGGATAAAAGAGTTTCTTGACACCGACGCAGAGGGACAACTGCCAGATCAAGTTTTTTCTAGCTTTGCTAAGCACTACATAACTACCGGAGCCTCCGATCCTTCGCATCCGGAGCATGAGGACTGCAAGCGCATGTTGGCTATGAAACCCCTGGTTGCTCCTGGACATGGTTGGCACGCAGGCGCTGTTAATTCTGAGTCTAGTAGAAACTACTGGGATAGCGTGCCCGCATACGCGGGATTACGCACTGCAGCTAGAGCAGAGCAGTCGGAGGCCTCTCCAATGCGTAATGTCCCATCAATCGGGACGGAAAAGACCGTCAACCCAACAGGTGCAACTGAACTTGCAAACTATTCGGATGACAAAAAGACAGTTAATCAAACAGGTGCAACTGAGCGTGCATCAGTTGTGGAGGAAGTAAAGACCTTCAAACCAGGACGTAGAAAGTCCGAAGAACTAACAAAGTCACTATGGTTGTCGTCTAGTGCGGCTTTTCCTCGACACCTGTTGGAGTTGGAGTAATACTAAGCATATGAAGACCTTCGATGCTTTCCGAATCGTCAGTGCAGACAATCATTCAACCCTGGCATTCGTTTGGTGGGATGGTGCGCGAATTCGTTCTACCAGTAAAACAGTGCTAGAAGAGTTGAAGAACACGTTCATTGGAAGTCTGTCTTACGAGGATGGCGAGAGTTTCTTCAACGTCATTCCTAGGCGGTATTCCAGCGGGTACATGTACACTCGTAAGGCAAGGGTAGACCGAGAAGGGAATGAGGTATGAGCATCGAGTTCTCAGATTTAGAAGAATCTTTCGATAATGAAAAAGCTGAAGAAATTCTTAGCTTATCCTTGGATAAGGTTACGCACACAGCCGAGCTTTTGAGAAAGTCTTTATACGACTTTGACCTCGATACGCCAGAGGGCATAGAGAAGCTCATGAACCTGCTTCCCATAATGGACCCCGCTATACTAGAAGACATTGTATCTGAGATTTGGCCTGGGTACGTACCTGGTGCAGACGCCAAGCGGTACAGGTTGGAAATTCGGGGCTATCTTAAGGACTACTTGGAGTCTTATGACGAACAAGAAGCTAACCAAAGAAATAGCCAAGAGGCTACCAGCGGTGGACAAAGCGATCCTACGGCAGTTGAAGGCACAGGGACCAAAGAGCAAGCTTCAGTTGCTAAAGATGCTGGGGCCTGATATATTCAACAGATTACTAATTTTCGCTGCGTTTGAGGAAGTTGAAAACCCCCTTGTTAGCAGTATTACTCTGTATAAGGTAAAGGATGAACTCTGCAGCTAACATCAAGAAGGCATTCGGCATGCCCTCTGCAGCGGATAGTGCACACCAGTACATATTCAAGTCTGGTGAGTACGGCACACTGTACCAATACTGGTGGCGAGATCGATTGGGTAACTATTATAGGTACTCAAACGCCCCACAGGAATCAGCGGACTTTGACCCTTTTCTCGGTGCTCCTCTTCTAGACGCAGACCAGCCCCTGGTCGAGAAGAACCCAGAGTTCTTCACTCAGGAAGGGTACAAGCGCCATATGGCTCCACCGCAGGGCGCTAAGTTGTCTAGAAATTCTGACTACAACCAGAATTCTAGTCAAAACATTTGGTTTGAAGTCTTTGACAACAAAGGTACAAAATACATCTACCTTGATGCTGACGTCAAAGAGAACCTTGATTTGTACGTACAAAACCAACTACGTATAGTTGATGCCGCGTTACCCAAGTTCAGAGAACATGCAGTAACCCTGTTTAACTCGAAGTATCAAAAAGACAGGATTACCGGAGCTATTCTGATTTTGTGTGACCAGGGATACTATGAACCTGAAGAGCTTATCGCTGCTACCGTTGGAGATGTAGAGTTCGTAGACCAAGCAGTGATTCTTCTTGGTCGTAAGTTTGTGTGCGACCTTACTTTCCTAGACTTCATTACAAGTCTAGTTGCGCATAGAGCGCCCACTGAGCCGCTTTTCCAGTACAATACTATCCACGGCATTAGGCCTGTGGGCATAAACTACATAAGCTCAGTATTTTACGCAACTAGGGTTAGTCCTAAGTTCTTGCTCAACTGGAACGCCTCCCATTTGTTCAGTCGCATAGTAAATCGCATGGCGTTTCAGATGATTCCAGCCGATGAAGTTGAAGTTTCTGCGTTCGACGAACTGTCTAAGGTCCTATCGACCAGAGATGACGTTCACCATTTAGTAGACTTCAAGGTCAGGGTTGCGCTGCTTCGTAACTACAGAGAACAAGTAGCAGATCCATCGGTAACAAAAAGCTTAACTAGATTACTGGTCGATGACTTTGGTGTTGCAATTATTCGCTGTGATTTGAATTCTCTTAGACAAGATGAGAAGGAGTTTTCGGATTGGCTTCAATCCACCCCGATGCACGACACCTCTCCAGCTATTGAGGCACAGGTAGAACAGGAGCTACAGCCTCAAGAAGAAGAAGAGAACGAACAGCCGGAGCAACCACCGCCTAGTCCAGAGGATGCGGAAGAGCCGCCTCCTACGCCGGATACCGAGGTGCCTGAATGACTTCCCTGTTTACATATTTTGATGCTTGGGAACCTTTGCTTAAGGCCAGAAAAGCAAAAGGTTTGGACAAGTGGGACAGACTACGAGAGCTAAGTCACAAGCTTCAAGGAAAAGAAGTCAGTGCCATATCCTTTACCTGCGCGCATCCTTCTCACGCTGGGGAACCAGTAAGGCACTTACTGGGATCTGTAGAGGGCAACTTACACTTCTTGCTTGGGTATGGTAACCCCCGATTCCACATAGCTCCTTACCATTGGCAAATAATTGACCCAAATCTTACAGAGGAAGAGGCTGTCGAACTAAGCAAGCGAATTGCACACCCAGCTAATCCAAAACTGTGGGAAAAAGCAGGGATTGAAGCAGAAGACGAAGGAGACCAGGACGACGGCGAAGCGCATAAGCACCGACCTTCTACAAAGCGAGAAACCAAAAGGACAGGAATACCTGTGAGGTCCGCTGCTGGAACGTATGTTTGCTATCCAGAGGATGGGTTAGTATACGGTGTGCATAACGGACATTACTATCGCTGGGATTCTGTAAAAGATTCTTTCTTCGCTGCGCAACATCCAGATGTGGCTGAGGCCATGGAAAACGCTAGCGTGCGTAAAAGCTTAGGTAAGATACACTTTGGCGTAACACCAAGCCCTGCACTCAGGACTTACACGGCACAGTACAGTAACTCTTCTTACGACGAAAATGTTTGGAGTTTGGTAAAGAGCGTGATGCCTAAGCCTGGTAAAATCTTAAGACTAGAAGATAAGCGAGGCGAAACCATCTTTGGCGTCACAACTACTAATTCAGTAGAGTTTTATGACCGTGCCGCTAACCGCATCTCCGTCAGGCTTTTCGACAGGGAGCATGACCATTTTGACCTTACTCGTGACGGAAACATGTCACCAGCAGCTTTGCTTAGCTTTCTAACCAAGCACCTGAAGATCAGCACTCAACTACTCTCTGACGTTACTGGCCCAGGAGAATCTCTGATAAAAGCCGCGCAAATCTGTGTTGCAGGAGAGGCATCCGAAGGATGGGATGACGTACCAGCGGAAGCCACTAGCCTTGAAAAGTCTGTGGTGTATGACAACGGCACGATGAAAGTGGTGCACGTATGAACCACATCATTCACTGCCCTTGTGGTGAGGTAATCGTAAAATCATTGGGTTCGGACACCAAGATACGCGCTAAGATAGTAGTGTTCCGAGATTCTACAGCTTTTGCTGTTTGCAAGAGCTGTGCTTCTGAGGTACAAGTTCCTCTTCAGCTAAACGAAGACATGATGAAATCTCTAGCGTCTCAACCGGTGGAGAAGAACAAGCATGTTCCGCTGTATATCCGTACGCCTAAGAAAGAAATAAAAAGTTCTTGACAGCGCAAATAGCTAAAGCTAAGATTAACAGACAAACGATTCTCCACAAAGGGAGCAACCAGTAATTTTACTGGTTACTCCTTTTTTGTTTTAGGGTTGTATGGACAAAGGTTGGATTGACGAAGAAACGTTTTCTTGCTTTGTTCCCGCTCAGATGGTCGTCGTAAAAGGCGGCGAAAAGGGCGCGGACAAGACCGGTAAGCGTTGGATTCAAGGCATAGCCTCTACGGATAGTAGAGACCTACAAGGAGAGATCATAGACCAAGCTGGTATTGATTTCTCTTATTTTCTAAAGCACGGGTATTTCAACGACGATCATAAACCAGGTCCTGAGTTTAAGGTCGGACAGCCTACAGAGGCTAAGCTAACAAAAAACGGTCTTTGGGTTAAAGGATTTCTTTTCAAGAATCCTAATCCCAAGGAAGAGAGTCGCGCAGACTATTACTGGGACTTGATGAACCAACTGAGTGCATCGGGTTCTGACCGCAAAGTAGGCTTTTCTATTCAAGGAAAAGTTTTACGAAGAAACGGTAGCAAAATTGAGAAGTGCTGGATACAGGACGTCGCCATCACCACTCAACCAGTAAATACCACAACTTGGGCTGAAATAGCAAAATCTCTTTCAGCACAGAAGTGGGATTTAGTAAAAGAATCTGACGAAGATAAGAAGAAGGAAGAGGCTGAAAAAGCTCTGGCTGTAGGTATGGGGAACCCTGTGGTTCCACAGAGCTTGGAAGGCAGCAAAAAGGACGTCGTTACAGCGAAGAGCATGCTGTCCTATGATGAAGCATGCGTTCTAATCAAAAGTGAGACTGGCCTCGATACAGAGGCCGTTAAGGCCATCGTCAATATCGCGTTTGGTCTATTTGGACAGGAGTGAAGAACATGACGGAGAAGAAGATCGAAACTGGTGATCTCCAGAAGGCACTGCAGTCCCTACAGGACCTAGCCAAGGGTCACAATTCTCGTGGCACGGCTACTACTGAGGTTGTTGGCATGGTTGCAGAGTCTGGAGCAACGCAGGTGTTCCACACACCTAGCAACTCTAGCCCCGCATCGTGGGCAGGTACCTCGGCTTCTAGCGAGGACTGGAGCGACTCTATTGGCCCTGACGGCACGGACTACAAGGTAGCCGGTGCAAAGATGCGCAAGAGCGTGCTTAGCAAGATTGCTAAGGGCGAGGCTCTTACGCAGGGCGAAAAGAACTTCGTCGCAAAGGGTGGCCTTGATAAGTTCAAGGACATGGAAAAGGCCAAGGAGGCCAAGGGAGACATGGCAGAGAAGGCCATGGCACCTCGTTCCATGATGGCGAAGGCCAAGGACGAAGACGAGGATGAGGAAGAAGACGAGGTCTCGAAGGCTGAAGAGCACAGCGACGAGGCTGAGGACCGCAAGCTTATCCGTGAGATGATGAGCAAGGAAAAGAAGAAGGACGTGAGCAAGTCCTTCGCTGACCACGCAGCTGAAAACCCGGCTGTTAAGGGTGGCTTCGAGGTATCGGAGTTCCTGGCAGGTTTCGCACAGGTGATGCACAAGTCGCTTTCGTCGATGGAAGCACGTATCACTGACCGCGTACTAACCGGTCTAGCAAAGTCGGACATCGAACAGGGCGAAGTGCAGAAGTCGATGGCGGAAGCACTTGCACGTCTTGGAGAGGTACTAGCGGCACAGGCACAGCGCATTGACCAGGTGGAGTCGGGACCGGCTCGCGCTGCAAAGAGCACGCTGTCTAAGTCGGGTGTGGCTCCAGAGGCTGCGCAGGAGCTTAACAAGTCTCAGGTAACGGGAGCATTGGTGGACCTGGTTCAGAAGGGTCTAGCCACGGCAACGGATGTTCTCAAGTATGATGCGACGGGCGAGCTTTCGCCTGAGCTTCGTCAAAAGGTAGTCGGTCGTCGCTGAATCGACGTTTAAAGTAAGGAGTAGAAGACAATGACTGTAGGACTAAGAGCATTCCAGGCAGGTACTGTCGGCTCTGGATTCGGCGCTGGCAGCGAGGCTGACATCGCGGAACTGAGCAAGGCACTTGAAGCCGGTTATCAGATCGGCGCGGGCAGAACGGGTGGTAGCGCACTTCGCGTAGAGTCCCTTGAGGCGAGCCTCAAGGTTCTTACGTACACTTCTTCGCACGTGAAGCTGTGGAAGAAGATGCCA